ATGTCTTGGCGTAAGCTAACACCTCTGGAATGCGAACGCTTACAAACTGTGCCTGATGGGTACACTGAGGGCGTATCGAATACCCAACGCTACAAAATGCTAGGCAATGGTTGGACTTGCGATGTCATAGCACACATACTGAAAGGATTATAATATGGATTTACAGTACAGAAACTTCACTGATGAAGAAAAGAAACAGTTCCTAGCAGGGGCTGAAGCATTTCGCAAAGAGATACCAAACTTTGCAACACCTCTGGAAGCTTCAGAACAAGTGTTTGCTTCCTTTGCACATGATGCACCAGATACGCCCTTCCAGATGGGTTTCATGCAGGAAGCATATGATGTAGGTTGTAACGAAGTTGATCCACAAGAACATTAATGAGGAGAATAATAATGACTGAGCAAAGAACTAAAATCCCTGCGCTGAATGATGAGGGTAAGTTTATCTATGATGAGCATTCACTTCTAACATTAGATGGGCAGAGATACCAATGCTATATAGATAATACCCATGAGGTATTCCCTAAAACTTTTGAAGAATGGTTAAGGAGTTAAGCCAATGTTAGATCAGGAAGATAGACTAAGATTAGCTCACGAGAAAGTTTGTGCAGCCGAGAATAAAAGGATGCGTGAGTTGTTTAACATGCGTAACTACAAAGAGGGTGATCAGTGGACGCAACAAAAGAATAGGCAAGTCACTGGTGCTAAAGGTGGTAAGCAAAATAGATTGAAAAGATTATGGGCAAAGGAAAGGAATTTAAGATGAGAGCAATACTAAATAAGCTATGCTGTTGGTGCAGGGAATGGGACAGTTCTGAACCCTGCTGTTGGTGCAATGATGAAGGTGATGATCATGATAATTGAACAGACCTGTAGCCATTGTAGTGGAACTAAAGTTTTCTTAGATGCTTTAGCTAAATGGAATACAGTAAAACAAGAGTGGGTATTACACCAAGAGTATGATCATGCATACTGCCGTGACTGTGATACTGAATGTGATATAACAGAAAGGAATATATCGGATGAGTGACAAATATTTTAACGTGACAGAACATGAGCGTAAAGAAAAAAGAAAAGAAATACTAGCCACCACCTTTGTATGGTCAGTGCTAGGGTTCGCAGCCATAGGTGTATTGGCTACGTTTAGTTTACTATTAACTATGATATGGAGTTAAGATATGGATATGAAAAAATACTATGGGCAATTAGTGGGTTGTAAAATCCAGGATTTTCACTTTGAAGATGGTGCTTTTGAATATGATAAACCCTTTCCAGTATTCACATTAACAAATGGATCAGAGGAAGTACGATTTGTAATATCTCAAGATGAGGAAGGTAATGGCGGTGGCTTTGCTTTTATAGAGGATAAGTAATGGCAGAGATTAAACAACCTTGGTGGAAGGATACAGTAGTTACACATTGTCCCTGCTGTTTTACTAAGATGCGTACCATAGATACTAGACCTTATCATAAGCTTGGATACCCAAGTAATAGACGCAGAAAGTATTGCAGCCACTGCGACTATGAAGCTCAGACTGTAGAGATACCGATAGAATTAAGTATGGAAATAGAAAAGGAAATAACATGAAAAGAAATTATCGCACTGCGTATGATCAACTAAAGAAAATTGGAGCGCCTGTAATACTAGGTGGCTATAATGATGAGGATACATTTCGTATCTCAGGTGAGTCCAACTACCCTATAACTTGGGCTGACTGCTATGGTGGTGGTCAACCTGATCTGGACGACTTTGGTGTTAACAATAAGATTAATGCCATACTAGAGAAGCAGGGTCTATATGCTGAGTGGATCAATGGTGGTGTCTTGGGTGTTGCAGAAATGTAACGTGACATAATGGTAACATTGACTAACACTAAAACTAATAATATATCTTACACATAATATAACATAGAGGAATATAAATATGAAAAATACAAACAAGAAAATGTCTCAACACAACATGATACTGACACACCTTCGTGCATCTAAGGGTCTAACCCTACGCGAAGCTTTGCTAGACTATAGCATACAGTCTTTCCCTAAGCGTATCTCTGAGCTACGCAAGTCAGGACATCGTATTGATGGCATAGCAGGAAGACATCCAGTTACAAACCAAAGATACACACGTTACACATTAGTAGAGGAGAACATATAATGACTAAAGTACAACTAACACCTGAGTGGACTGCTACTGCCTTAGAGGATGGTAGTATGTTAATAGAGTGTAATGTGGCAGAGTCCATAACACTACCCAAAGAAAGCGTTGCTAGGTTGCAGAAAATCTTTAAGCAGATAGAAGAGGAGAGTGCATAGTGCATAAGCTTAACATCTATAGCACCCTAACAGGTGAGCATATATGTTATCACACTGCGCGTAGCAGGGAAGAGTTGCTACGCCTATATAAAATGTATGATAAAATTAGAGACATAAGGATGGAAATAAAATGACATTTATGATTGAGAAGAACGTACCCTTACCATCAACTAAGGATGGGCGCGGTGCACCTAACAAAGGTTATGAAGCACTACTAAACCATATGAAGGTAGGCGATAGTGTCGTAGTAAAACGTGCTGCACTAGCTAGTATATACACTCACGCTAAGAAGATAGGCTGTAAGGTTGTCACTCGTAAGGTGGATCAAATCAACAGACGTGTGTGGATGTTAAACAAAGGAGATACATAATGCCTAACTGGTGTGAGAATAGAGTAATAATTACAGGTGATGTTAAAACATTATCTGCTATCAAAGAAGCGGCAGATAGGGGTGGGTTACTGGAACACCTAGCACCTATTGGTGAATACGACTATGGTGTAGCCAATGCTACATGGAATACCAAGTGGGAAGTACATGATGTTGAGGTTGATCTGTTTGAGGATGGTAAGACATCTAATCTACACCTAGGCTTTGCCAGTGCATGGGGTCCACCTACAGGTGCATATGATATAGGTTCTGAGAGATTAAAGGTTAGCATCGAGGCATCCTACTATGAGTCGGGCATAGGTTTCATAGGTGAGTATGACAGTACCTTAGATATAAACAATACCTATCCTGTTGAGTTCAACAAAGAAGATTGGAAAGATAGTGTACCTACTGAGTTGATAGAAGAGTTTGACTTAGATGGTGAGTACGTGTGCTACCAAGAATGGCAGGAAGAAGATGATGAGTAGTAATATATTAATGCATCTACTACCATTAACTGTTATGGCTGCTTACATTGGCGGTGCTTTATATCTGTGGTACAAAAACGTGAAAGGAAGGTAACATGAAAATACCCAAGGGCAATGCAAAGCTCTGTGATATTATAGAGTTTTATCTGGTATCACCTGCCTTTGCTAGGCTATCTGGTGCATCTCAAAAGGATTATGAAATACATCTGGCATCTGTGCTCAGTACACTTGTTGAAGGCAAGACCCTTGGTAACTATCGTTGTACTAATATTAAAGTACGACATCTTACACAGGCGTATGATCAATGGCTTAACACAGGTGTACGCACTGCAAACTATCGTAAGGCTGTGCTGTCTGCTGCTTGGAAGTATTCCATGCGACAGGATGTGATGATACACAACCCAGTAGCACTGGTTCAAGCTAAGGCTAGTAAACAGAGGCGTGTGTACTGGAGTAGAGATCAGATCAAAACGTTTCTTGAGGTAGGCTATAGTGACTTCAGATGGCGTAGCATTAGTCTTATTGTACACATGGCATACGATTGGGGTCAGCGTATAGGTGATATGAGAGTTATGACTTGGAATACATTAGACTTAGATCAGTGTCGCTTAGACCTAACACAAAGTAAACGTAATGCTGAAGTACACCTACCTATATCTAATGGGTTGTGTGATATGCTGCGACAACAGAAGAAAGACTTTGGTTTCCAGGATTATGTAGCACCTAGAGTTAAGCCAAGAGCAGCGGCATATACACCATACGATAAGGGTGAAATATCTTTACTTATCAATGAGGTACTGGACGAAGCTAATCTACCTGCTGAACTTACAGCTATGGACTTACGCCGTACTGCCGTGACTGAGATGATGGAAGGTGGGGTTGACTTAGCTAATATTATGCAGGTAACAGGACATAAGAATATACAATCAGTAAAACCTTATATAGTAAATACATTGAGTGGTGCATCTAAGGCACTATCAGCGAGAGGGAATGAAGATGAGAGTGAGAAGTGAAGAGAGTAAAGAAAAAGATAATATACGCAGAAGAAAAAAGTATGATGAAGGCATGGCTATACTGCATAGATATAAGTTGATTAAGGGTTGTAAAATTTGTAAGTACAAAGAACATGCAGCGGCATTAGAGTTTGATCATGTTAATCCTAAGGATAAGAAGTTTGAAATAGCAAAGAGAGCACACTACCTACGCTATGGTAAGAAGACTAAGAGTAACAAGAAAATAAAAGAAGAGATATTCAAGTGTCAGGTGTTGTGTTCTAATTGTCATTCTATAAGAACTAACACTGAAGAACACTATGGTATAAAGAAGTTGGCTAGAGTATGAGTAATAGAGATTGGCAACAGCACAGGCAGTATGCTGAGTCTGTAACAGCACATGGATCACACCGAGGTGATTGCCCCTTCTGTAGGGGTAAGAATACTTTCTCGGCCTCTTGTGAGTATGGTACGTTGATGTATAACTGTTACAAGCTAGGCTGTAATGTAGGTGGTAAGTTTGATACAGACATGACTGCATCTGAGATACGCAGACACTTACGCCCAGCGCAAGAACAAACTAAGAGAGAGGTAGAAACTATGGAGTTACCAGCGCAGCTAGTAGAGCCAACACGACAACACACTAAGCACAATAGATTTATGAGACGTTGGGGTATAGTAGGTAACACCTTCTATGATGTACAACAAGAGCGCGTAGTCTTTCCTATATACTACAACCATCAAATGATTGATGCTATAGGTAGAGCAGTAGGTGCTACTCAAACCCCTAAGTGGTATCGTTATACAGGTGCAGCAGACTACTACACAGTAGGCGTAGGCTCTACTATAGTTATTGTAGAGGATGTTGTCTCTGCTTTAGTAGCCTATCAAGAGTTGCCTGACGTTACTTGCATGGCGATCCTAGGTACTAGCATGAATCATAAACACTTTGAAAAGATAGGTGAGTATGATAGGGCTGTCATTGCACTAGACCCTGATGCAGTATCAAAGACTATTGAGTATCGCAGAGAGATAGAACTGTGGACAGGTAACAAAACAATAGCACTAAGTTTGTCTGATGATATTAAGTATCGTATGCCAGAGGACATGGAAAAACTACAGGAGATATGCAGTCTCCTTGATTGATTATAAAACATATGATAGACCCTAACTCTATAACAGAACTATTAGCAGAGAACAGAATGGATAATGTAAACAACCCAGCACATTATGGTAAAGGTAGTATTGAATGTATTGATTACATAGAAGACTTCCTAACCGAAGAAGAATATATAGGATACCTAAGAGGTAACATTGCTAAGTATCTACACCGCTGGAGGTACAAGAATAAACAAGAAGACCTATTGAAATCACAGTGGTACTTAGATAGGTTAATAAAACTAACAGGAAAGGCAGATGTATGATACCAGTATCTATGTTAAGAGTATTACTTACTAAGGAAGGCTTAGAGTTTAAGATAGTTAAAGTTGTAGGTAATGTAGCACAAGTAAATATAATTGTAGCGGAGGGATCAGATGTTCACAGTTGAGTTTGAATCTGATGCATCAATCATAACCACCCTTGATCATTCTGATCAGCACGAAGACATAGAGATAATCTTTGGTGATGAAGGTACTGTTTACATGAGACAGTTTGAACCTGAGATGGATGCATATCAAATGTTAATAATGAGTAGCCAACAATGGTTAGACATCATGGCTGCGTATAAGAGTAGTGCAGGTTCATATTACTTAGCACCGAAGGAAGACGTATAATATATTGTTGTAGGAGACATAAATAATGATGGAATTAGCACTGATTAAAACGTTACTAGATCGTAACTTTTATGATCAACACAAGGGTATACGTTGCCCTGATAAAATATTTAGTAAGGATGTACGCAAGATTAAACAGGCACTTGATGGTGCTATGGAATCCTATGAGGGTGACCTAACTGTTGCGGATCTAGAGGCTGTGTTCAATAGAATGAATGCTAGTCTTACTACTGCTACTCGCGGAGCGTATGAGGATTTGTTTAAGCGTATAGCAATCACTGAGCCTATCAAAGAAGAGATAGCACAAGACACACTATCACAGTTGTTTCAGCAGCATGTTGGTGATCGTGTAGCAAACCTAGGGTTTGATTTTGTTAATGGAACAGAGGATAGTTTAGAACCTCTGCGACGACTACTAGAGGAATACAAAAATGATTTTACTCCTAATCTACGTGTTGACTGGGACGACAATAGCCTTGACACAATACTTGATGCAACGCTTCTGGAATCCAAGTGGAGCTTTAACATATCTTCCTTGGCTCGTAGGGTGGAAGGCGTTAGTGGTGGTCACCTTGTGTTGGTTGGCGCTCGCCCCAATACTGGTAAAACTTCTTTCCATGCCAGCCTTATAGCAGGTGCTCAAGGCTTTGCACATCAGGGTGCTAAGTGTATTGTGCTGTGTAATGAGGAAGCATACACACGTGTTGCTGCAAGGTATATCAGTGCATCATCTAACATGACAATGAAAGAAGTTAGAGAGAACAAAGCCCTGGCACAGAAACGTTATGAGCCTATTAGAAGTAACGTCTTGTTCAAGGATAGTACAGGTAAGGGTATGGCATGGGTTGAGTCTGTTGTTAAACAAGAGAAGCCTGACGTTGTAGTTCTTGACATGGGAGATAAGTTTGCTGATATAAGTAGTGAGAGAAGTGACATCACACTCAAGACTGCTGCTATCCATGCACGTAATATTGCTAAGCAGTATGATTGCTGTGTGATCTGGATGTCACAACTATCTGCTGAAGCCGAAGGTAAGGCTGACCTTAACCAAGCGATGATGGAAGGATCTAAGACAGGTAAGGCAGCTGAGGCTGACCTAATGGTCTTGATAGGTAAGACACAACAAACTGAGGGAGAGGACGAAGATCCAGTTCGTTATCTAAACTTAGCCAAGAATAAGTTGAATGGGTATCAGGGTAAGATCACCTGTGTATTAGATGGATCACGCTCTATCTATTCAGCTTGAGGTAAGACATGAGAATAGTATTAGATGTTGAGAACAGCACAACAAAACGTAATGGCAAAGACCACATGGACCCGTTTGAGATTAACAATCATCTCGTCCAAGTTGGTATGGTTAATGCAGATAACCACGATGAACTATACATTGTAAACATAGACCATGACGAAGCAAAGGATACGTCAGGCGCTGGGCATAAGCTAGTGCAGGATATACTAGACTTAACAAAGCTTTTAATCATGCACAATGCACAACACGATATGATGTGGCTGTGGGAGTCAGGCTTCAAGTATGATGGATTGATCTATGACACTATGTTAGCAGAGTATATACTTGATAGAGGGCAGCGCACACCCCTAAGCCTAGGCGCTTGTGCTGAACGCAGAAACCTAGAGGTACAGAAAGATGATACACTTAAAAGATATTTTAAAGAAGGATACACAACAAATGAAATACCGTTGGACGAGCTTAGCTTTTATCTTAGGTGTGACCTGCTCTCTACTAGCTGGTTGTTCCACAGTATCGAAGCTGACTATGCCAAGCCCGAATCCACAGGTCTCAAAGTCATTAGAGATACAACCTTTACCACCTGTAAAACCCTCACCCGAATGTATATGTCAGGGATCAGGGTGGATAGATCAGCCCTTGACGAGGTAAGACTAGAGTTTGAGCAAGAGAAGGCAGAGATTGAAGACAGGATGCAGAAGAAGATACGTAAGCTTATGGGTGATACACCTATAAACCTTAACAGTCCTGAGCAAATGTCACAGGTTGTATTCTCGCTGCGCATGAATAACAAAAAGGAATGGGCAGATTTGTTTGAGTTCACGTCTACAGTGGATGAATATAAGGATGCTGTTAGGGCAAACTCTACGCCTGTATACAGAACAAAAGCATTTACATGCCCAACCTGTGAGGGTGTAGGCAAAACATATAAACTAAAGAAGGATGGCACAAAGTATGCTAGACCTAACAAGTGTAAAGACT